TGCCCAGATATTGCGGGTCATCAATACAGGCCACCGACACGTCACAGCCAGCACGTAGCGCGTTGCCGACAAGATCAGAAAACTCGGCAATGACATCTTGGTCATAGAGGCCGATTGATGTTTCCGACACTCCGGAGATCTTGCCGTGCAAATACCAAGTGACCCGAATCACCGCGTAGGTCTGTTCTGTCAGCTCTTGCTTTGAGAAGAACAGCAGCCGGTTGATCGGCTCTTCCGGCTTGCGCTTGCGCAGATTATCCAGCCAACTCATCTTCTGCCTCCGGCTCTGCTTCTGGCATTGTGGCCTCTGTTTCAGGCGCAGGCTTGGGCTCAGGCTGCTGCATTTCGATCAGGCCGCCGGTCTGCGTGGCCTCGATCTCCTCTTCAATGTCGAAGTCTTCGGAGAGAACGTCGCCGTTGGCTAACTCATTCAGCAGCGTGTCCTGGGTGATCGTGCCAGCGGTGTAGAGCTGCAGCAGTGCCTGGATCTCCTGCGGTTCAAGGCGTTGTCCCATGAAGTCGCGGTTGACCTGGCTGCTGCCCGCCACCGGCTCTTGCAAATACTGAGCATGGAAGCGCAGGCAGTTGTCGATCAGATCTTGCATCTGCTGAGCAATCACCATCATGGTGCTGTCGCCCTGGCTGCGATCGATCCGCTTGGCCTCGGCTGATTCGCCAACCAGCTTTGCTCCAAGAACAGCGGCAAGGCCCAAGCCGTTGATCTTGTTCTCGATCTGCTCCAGCTGCTTGAACTGTGCATCGAAACTGTTGCCTGATGGCTCGATGTATTCACTGCGCGCTGTCTCGGGAAGGGCCAAGGCTTCCGAGGGGCCAGCACTGATCTCTTCCGCTGACTGCGGGAACCCGTAGATCGCGAGCAAGGGGATGGCACTCACCGACAGGATGTTCGAGAGGTCAGACGAGACTTGGTAGTGCTGCAGGTTCAGCTCGGCGATGTCATCCAGCGGCGGGATGGATTCCATCACCCCTGTGCGGTTGGCGTAAGCAACGGCGAAGGGAATCTCGCTCAGGCTGGTGCGGCCTTCATCGACGAGCTTGTAATCGCCCTTCTCGTCCTTTTCGTGGATCTCGTATGCGCCGGGGGTGAGAACTCTCACCCTTTCCACGTCCTTCTCGCCGTACTTGCCGTCGGGCACGGTGACGGTCTCCGCAATGCGGAGCATGGTTAGCCGCTGTTGGCCATCGGCAACCTCAGTCCGCCAGCCAAGCAACTCCCTGGGAGAGATCGTGATCCAATACGGGCGGCCGTTCTCGCCAGCTCTCGGGGCATCGACCAGGACACCGACGTGGCCGTAGCGCAGTGCGATGCGTGCAGTGTTGAACAACCAAGTCTGCAGGTCGTTGCCTTGCAGGTCAACATCAAACAGCTGCTCGGTGACTTGATCCGATACGTCGGTCAAGCGCACAGGCTTGCGGGTCAACATGCCCGCTAGGAGAAGTTCGAGGCGTTTGTAGAAGGGGGATAAAACAGCCTTGGAGAGCCTGACGTCATAGCTGTCGTCGGCTTCACGCGGGAATTGCGGCAAAAATTTTCTGTGGCCTTGGCGTATTCCTCGCGTGCCTTTCAATAACTGCTCAATAAGTAACCATCCAGGTTCCATTCGCACCCAGGAATTATTCGGGGCATCAACGGTCCTTTCG